GTCTCACTGATTTGGTCATCGAACCCAGGAAATCCTTCCGTGGCTTTGCCACAAGGGATCATCCTAAGTTCATGCACTCGATCGGGTGTGCAATTGCTGTGTACCACGGTCTCTTAACTTTTTTGAAGAGGGACCCGTTACACAGTTCGGTGTCTTTCCGTAATGGACGCATTGTTTCAAGATGCGCCACTAGACACCATCCTATTTTGAATCTTATGACACATTTCCTTCGATCAATCCCAACGGGATTAGAAGAGAATGCAATTGTCAAATTGATAAAGCTTTCTTTTTGTGGAAACTTTTCGAAGTTCACACATCAAGACCTTCCTGAAGGATTTGAAGAAAAAGGTTTTCCTCTTATGCCCTCATTTATGGAAAGGTATTGCTTATCAAAATGTCAAAGTCAAGATGATATCACCCAGTTGTTCTTTTCCTTGCAACAAGCCAAAGGTCTCTGTACAGAAGTACCGAGCTCTTTCCTTGAAGCAGGTTTAGAAAAACATCGAAGTGGAATCATCAAAGAAGATTCTGAACTAATCGAGAAAGATCCAGAACTCTACGAGAAATTGAAAGAGTTCAGTTCTTCCCGTGTTGGTGAATTCATTAAGGCTAATTATAAGCCTTATGAGTCTGTTGTACCAAACCTTAAATCGTGTTATGAAAAATCACGAGCAAAGGGTGGCGCATTAGGACAACTCACCGAAAGTGGAGCTCTAATCAGAGGTGAAAACCCCGTTGAGTTCCATGGGAAAAACCGTCCTGAACCATTAGTGATAGGCCTTTTTGGCCCACCAGGTTCAGGAAAGACGACTATTCTCAGGAAATTAGTTCATAGGATTTGTGCGAATCTGTTCTCAGAAGTACCAGAAGAAGAAATGTATTATTCCCGGTCACCTGCAACTAAGCATTGGGATGGTTATTCTAACCAACCTATAGCTGTTTTAGATGACTGGGGTCAAGATCTGAACGATCCTCATGATATTCAAGAGTTCGTTCAACTTATCTCGACAAATCCATATATTCTTCCGATGGCAAGTCTTGAAGAAAAAGGAACATATTTTAGTTCACCAATTGTTATAGTGACTTCTAACATTCCTTTTGGTTCACCATTTCGTGATGGAGGTGGCAATAAGGTCGTAGTTGACCCAAATGCCATTTGGAGGAGATTTACTCTTCCTTTCCTTGTGGCACGATCGAAAGATCGAAAAACCACTATTCACAAATATGAGATGGACCCTATCTACTTGGATCAAACAAGCCGAGTGGCTCGTTCTCCCCAGGAAGATCTTCCTAAAGTCTTGCAAACATACAGAACTCAACACTTTGAGAGTGAATTTCACCCTCAACAGTGTTTCAATCCGACTGAGTCAAAGATGGCCCATTTGGATAAATCAGCCGATTATGATATAAGTCGGATGTGTTCTGAAGTTTGTACTTCCTTGATCCAACGTCTAAATTTCCATCGAACCTCCCTGACGGGAGAATGGATACAAGAAATTGGATCGATTCGCCTTCGTTCTCATGCCAAGGCAGATTGTGTCGATTTTGAGCTACATGAATGTAGTTCTATGTTGAAACCAGGAATTGGAAGCTATATCAAGTTTCCCCTAGTTCCACCTGATCGACCACCTCTTGTCAAGGCTGTTCCTCTAGCTGAACCTTTAAAAGTCCGCGTCATTACCGCGGGAGAAGCAAATACGAAAGTTTTGCAACCCCTGCAAAAGGTAATGTGGGCCTCTCTTGGTCAGTTCCCCCAATTCAGTCTCACACATGGTGTGAAGAATCTAGAACTGGAAGACATTGAGGAAAGGAATGATCCCGAAATCTTCCATAAAATGGAAGTGGAGATCAATCGAATCTTCAAAGAGGAAACAGAGAACGTTTGGTTGTCAGGCGACTATACAGCCGCTACTGACAACCTTCCAATGTGGGTTACGGAAGCCCTCATGGAAGGAATCCTAGAGCATATTGACCATCAGCCAACAAACGATTGGGCAAGATGGGAGATTGGAC